TGAAATAATTGAACAAATAATGAAATTATGATAAGGTTTTATTTGTAGGAAATGCAAATCAAATGGAACTCACAAGCATGTTGAATAAAGTGATCTTAATTGGTTATTTAGGGGCGGATCCCGAAAGCAAAACTATGAATTCTGGTGCCGAAATAGTCAATTTTCGGTTGGCAACATCTGAGAGCTATACAGATAAAAATACACACCAAAAAGTAGAGAAAACAGAATGGCATTCCGTGGTGGTTTTTAATCCACATTTGGCAAAAATAGCGCTTCAATATTTACACAAAGGCAGCAAAGTCTATATTGAAGGGCAGCTTCAAACCCGTAAATGGCAAGATAAAAACGGTATTGACCGCTTTGTAACAGAAGTCGTTTTACCTAAGTACAAAGGCGACTTAAAGCTTTTAGATGGCAAAAATGATGATAATCAAGAGCAATCATCCCCCTATGACAGAAGCATTTACAGACCTCTTGATATGCCTGCAGTACCAAATGATGGTGTTCCTTTTTAGAGGAGCATTATTGAATGAGAAAAGTGATGATGTTAAAGGACTTCTGTAAAGTTGCATATTTTGTGGGGTATGAATGATATGTACCAAGTTCAGCAAATTGCTAACTTTTTTCTTGAAAAAGGACGTGAAGAGAATATCCCAATTTCTCCCATGAAGCTTATTAAGCTGGTGTATCTTGCGTATGGATGGATGTTAGCAGCTACAGGTAAGCGTCTTTTTTCTGATCGTATAGAGGCATGGCAGCATGGTCCCGTGATACCGGCTCTTTATCATGAGTTTAAAGATTGGGGAAGGTGTTTTATCGATTGTTATTCTCGGACAGTTGATTTAGAGACAGGAGAAATTTTTATCCCTAAAATTCATAAAAACTCAACAAATGAATATACCGTTAAATTATTAGAGATCGTTTGGAATGCGTATAAAAATTTTTCAGCAGCTTACCTACGTAATGAATCCCATGAGGAAGGGTCCCCATGGAAGAAAGTATATAATTTTGAGCGATTAGGTGTGAAACTAAAAGACCATGACATTGAAGAATATTTCACACAAAAAATCAATAAACACTCACAAAAAGCGGAGAGAAAAGGAGCCTCTTGGTCTTAAAAAGCTTCGGCTTGCCGGTAGTGATATTAAGAAACAACCTGAATCTTTCGTTAAGATTACTGCAGATTGTCATCCTAGAAGGACTGTTCACTATGCTGTTACAGAACAAGAAATAGATTCGTTAAGAGACTGTGCAATGTACGCATATCATTTTGATAAGGTATCAGAGGGTGTAAGTGAAAGCAAATAAAAAGAGGGGACGCCCTAAGATAACAGGGCAGGTAAGAGAAGCTAATGGACGTATCTCACGAGCAAAAGCGCCTCGTGAAGCCGTTGATAAATTGGCAATAGAAATGCGTGCAAAGCGCTTCTGTTTAAGCTTACAAGCTGCAAAAAATCCGCTTTCTGGTACTTATATAGGGCGGCTTTGCTTGCAAGGTGTGCTTACTCAAGAGCAATATGACACCGCACAACAATATCTACAGATAAGAAACGACTACCTTTGTGCAAAGGGCTTGCCTAATGCTATTTATGACGAAATGCCGTCATCTTCTGATGATAAAGCAAGAGATAAATGGGTAGAATTCGCAACAGAGAAGTTTTTAAACACGCAAGAGGTGATAAAAGAAGCGCAATGTCTCTATAGACAGTATAACCTTTATGCAGCACTACAGTACCTCGTTAGTGAAGATCAAGAGTTACCGCATCTCGTGAATTCACTAAAGGTTGCTCTTAATGCGCTTCATAAGCATTTTGATCGTTAGGTTTACTGGCAATCAGATTCTAAGCTTCTTCATTTTCTTCATATTTATCTCCTTTAAAAATATCAATATGTGTTATTTTTGTGTTGACAAAGTGTAGCAAATCGTATTTAATGACATTGCTGTACTTAGGCGTATTGTGTCTAACGAGGGTGATGTACAGTGAAAAATCCCCGCAAATGCGGGGTTTTTTATTATCTGGAGGGCGTATTTTATGACATGCGAAAATACAGAACAGGTTCTACAATCAAAAAGAAACTTGTCACCACCCAATGCAGGAAAAGGGCGTGTGAAAGGGGTTCCAAACAAGAATACACGTCTTCTTAAAGAGGCAATTATTAAAGCTGCTGAATTGGCAGGTAATGAATATGGAAATGAAGGTTTGGTTTCTTATCTAAAAAAGCAAGCAGTCAAATGCCCTGCTGCTTATTTAGCATTGCTTGGTAAAGTGTTGCCTTTACAAGTAACAGGGGAGGATGGAGATGCAATTAAGGCGATAACGCGTATAGAAATTGTAGCGCCTGATTTTGAGGAAAATGCTTTAGAGTAAGATGACTGTAACGAAAGTTACCATAGGTCCAAAGCTTATTCCCATATTTGTAGGAAAAGCGTCAGTGCGTGCAGCTTGGGGAGGGAGAGGGTCTGGCAAGACAAGATCATTTGCTTTGATGGCAGCTTTAAGAGGCTATCAATTTGGTATGAAAGGGATATCGGGGACTATTCTTTGTGCGCGTCAGTTTCAAAATTCGCTAGCAGAGAGTTCATTGGAGGAAATTAAGCGTGCTATTGAATCCCACGATTTTTTAAAGAGCTATTATAAGGTTGGGGAAGCTTCGATTAAGTCGAAAGATGGTCGTATTTCTTTTCAGTTTTCTGGACTAGACCGCAATATTGCGAGTATCAAATCGATGGGGCGTATTTTGCTCTGTTGGGTTGACGAGGCAGAGCCGGTCACAGAGACTGCTTGGCAGACTCTTATACCAACATTGCGTGAAGAGGGGGAGGATTGGAGAGCAGAGTTATGGGTAACATGGAACCCATTGCGGGATAATGCACCGGTTGAGAAACGATTTCGCTTTTCGGATAATGAAGCCATTAAACGTGTAGAGGTTAACTGGTCAGATAATCCATATTTCCCCAAGATCTTGAATGAAGCGCGACTTGATGATTTGAGAAACCGCCCCGAGACCTATAAACATATATGGGAAGGGGCTTATCTTACAGCGGTTCAAGGGGCTTACTTTCAGAAAGAGATGTTGGCAGCTGAGCAAGAGGGGCGGATAGGGCGTGTTGCACGTGATCCATTGATGCAGATACGCGCCTTTTGGGATATTGGGGGGACGGGCGCTAAGGCAGATGCCACAGCGATTTGGATAGCACAATTTGTTGGCAGAGAGATCAGAGTGCTAGATTATTACGAGGCACAGGGGCAGCCATTATCCGAGCATATCGGTTGGTTGCGGGGCAATGGTTATGAGAAGGCACTGATGGTATTACCCCATGACGGTGCAACCAGAGACCGTGTGTACAATGTGAGTTTTGAGAGTGCTCTTAATGATGCTGGTTTTGAAACGCAAGTGATCCCTAATCAAGGGGCTGGTGCAGTCAAAATGCGGATAGAGGCGGTGCGCCGTATCTTGCCTTCTGTTTGGTTTCACGAGGAGACAACGGTAGCAGGTCGTAAGGCACTCAATTGGTATCACGAGAAATGGGATGAGAAGCGGGGTATTGGATTAGGGGCAGAGCATGATTGGTCGAGTCATGGGGCAGATGCTTTTGGATTAATGTGTGTGGGTTATGAGCAACCAATACAGAAACATAAGAGACAAGCTTACAGCGGTAGAGAAGCTTATGAGAGTACGTCATGGATGGCAGAATGATGCATGATGGAGAGCATTTAGAGCAAGATAGCAACGCTTCAGATCTGTCAACAGAAGGTTTGTTTCGTAAACTTGTCTCTTGGTACAAAGAAGATGTTGAGCATGTGAACAAATGGCGCGAGCATGCAAGGGAGGATTTTCGTTTTTACAACGGTGATCAGTGGAATGAAGCGGATTTAGCGGCATTAAAAGAGCAACGCCGCCCCGTTATGACTTTTAATCGTATTGCACCATTGGTCAATGCGGTTGTGGGGTCAGAGCGTAATAACAAACGTGAAGTACAGTTTATTCCCCGTCAAATAGGCAAAGCGTTGCCTAGTGAATTGCTTACAGGGGCAGCTGAATGGTTTCGGGATATGGCACAAGCCGAATATGCGGACTCGGATGCTTTCCAAGATGCTGTCATTTGCGGCATGGGGTGGACTGATACGCGTCTTGATTATGAAAACAGCCTTGATGGCGAACCGGTTATTACGCGTTTAGACCCTCTGAAAATGGTATGGGATAGCGCGGCAGTACAACCGAATTTAACCGATGCGCAACGCATGTGGTATGTGGACCGCAAGCCTTTGGAAGTTGCAAGACAAATGTTTCCCAAAGCCCATTGGAGTGAACTGAGTGCAGATTGGGCGCGGGATGGGAGTGCTTATGAAGGGGGTCATCATAATGATCTAGAGGCTTATGATGATGAGAGGGGCATTGATGCTGAAAACGGTCGACGGATGATTACCCTTGTTGAATGCCGTTGGTTTGAAAGCGAGAGATATTATAAGGCGCCCGATTTATCGACGGGAGAACTTCGTGATTATAGTGAGGAGGAATTTAAGCAACTTCAATGCATGATGCCTCAGATACAAGGGGCAGTTTTTAATAAAAAGGTTGTTAAACGTGCTTTTTTAGGCAGGAAAGTTTTGTTGTGCCCCGATCAACCCATGGTTCCTGCTGGTCAATTAGGGTGGGAATGTATAACGGGTTATTTTGACAAGTTAGAGCGGCAATTTTATGGGGTTGTGCGTCCTACCAAAGATCCACAACGGTGGGCGAATAAATATTTTAGCCAAGTGATGCATATCCTTAATAGCCAATCCAAAGGCGGGATTATGGCGGAGAGGGGGGCTTTTGAGGATGAGAGAGAAGCGGTAAAAAGTTGGAGTAGGGCAGATAGTATTACGGTTTTAAAAAATGGCGCTTTGGCAAGTGGTAAAATACAACCAAAACCCGTAGCACAATTTCCCACGGGCTTTTTCCAGCTGTTTAATGAAGCGAAAGAAGCGATTAATCAAGTAACAGGTTTATCGCCAGAGTTTATAGGAACGAGAGAAGTCTCACAAGCAGGGATTTTAGAGGCACAACGTCGTCAATCCAGTCTTAACTTGCTTGCTTGTCTATTTGATGGGTTGCGTTTGTATCGCAAAAGGCAAGGCAAGCTTATTTTACACTTGATCCAGAATTATCTGTCTGATGGTCGTTTGGTGCGGATTTCTGGAGAAGAGAATGCGCAATATATTCCTTTGACGCGTGAAGCGGTGATGAGTGTTGATTATGATATTGTGGTCGATGATGCCCCAACCAGTCCGAATGAGAAAGAGCGTACCTTTGGCATTATCACGCAATTATTACCGTTGCTTCAAAATGCGGTTACACCGGATATCATGCTTGATTTGCTGCGTTATTCCCCATTGCCTGCGTCACTGCTTAATCGTGTCAGTGAGAAGGTTCAACAACAGCAGCAAATGGCGCAACAAGCGCAGCAACAGATGAATCCAGAACAAGAAATGAAGTTGCAAGAAAAGCAGCAGGACATAGCAGCGAAAAGCCAGATGCAACAAATGGATTTACAAGGCAAGCAGATTGAACTGTTCATGCGTCAAAAGAGAGCAGAACTAGAAGCAGAGTTGATGCAACAGAGACATGAGCTTGAACGGCAACGCATAATCAATGAGCAAGAGCAAAATCAGATCATGCGAGAGCGAGCAGCAACCTATAGAGGAAGAAGCATTTGAGAAAGGTGAAAGAATGAATGCAGAAATGAATGAAGGATTGAATGAGGATTACAGAAGTGGAGCACCAGTCTTTGATGATGAGGGCTCTTTTGATGTTGATCACGAGGTCGCAACGGTTGAGAGCCATGATGTTACGTCTCCAGAGCCGGTTGCAGAGCCCGTTGAACAGCTTTCAGGGAGTGTTCCAAGTCTAGATCGGCAACCTTCAGAAGAACGAGTCAAGCAAGCCCGTGAAGCGCTTGTCAAGTTTTATGAAACTCAACCCCAAGCGCAGACGCCAATAGTTGAAGGAGAAAGCGCACCCCCCGATCTACGTGAGGACCCCGTCCGTTTAGTGTCGTGGATGTTAGATAGGATTCAAAAGCAAGATGCGTATATTAGGGAACAGAAGGAAGCGATAAGACAAGCTGAGGAACAACAGCAGCATGATATGCGTCTTGGTCAGTTTTTCAACAGTTCTGTTGAGTCTTTTCAGAAAAAAACCGGTGATTTTGATGCTGCGGCAGATTTTCTTTATGAGACGCGTGCAAAGCAGTTGAGTGCGTGGTCTTCTGTTTATCCGAATTATGCGCAAAAGAGTACGCTAGATGCGATTATAGGGGATGAATTACGTATGATTGTCGCAACGTGTGCACAAAAAGGCGTTAATCCAGCAGAAGAGCTTTATAGGATAGCGCAAAATCTAGGGTATCAAAACCAAGCGGTCCAAGCCAATGATCAAATTGCAGCACTTCAAAGTCGGCAGAATTCTGCGAGAACCTTAACGGCATCGGGTGGAGGGGGCAGTGTTGGACC